GAAATTCAAACTATTACCGAACAACTTGAGAACCGAAATACTGAGCACCATGCATTAGAAAAATTAGTTACGGAACTGGAGGAACTCCAATCTAAACACTCCCAACAAAAAGAGAATAACGTTTACAACGAATTTGCACATTCCTTAATGAAGGATGGTGGAGTAAAATCCAAAATTATTAAGAGATATCTGCCTCTTATGAATCAGCAGATTAACAAGTATCTTCAGTTGATGGACTTCTATATCAACTTCTCTCTGGACGAAGATTTCAAAGAGACTGTAAAATCCCCGATACATGAAGATTTTAGTTATGAATCATTCAGTGAGGGGGAGAAGATGAGAATCGACTTGTCTCTCCTCTTTACCTGGCGAGAGATTGCTAAAAGAAAGAACTCTGCTAGCACCAATCTCCTGATTCTGGATGAAATCTTTGACAGTTCACTCGATGGGTTTGGCACAGAGTATTTTACAAAGATTATCAAGTATGTGGTAAATGATGCGAACGTCTTTGTCATTTCACACAAGACCGATGAACTGATGGATAAGTTTGACAGAATCATCAAATTTGATAAAGTAAAAGGGTTCAGCAAAAAGGTATCATGAACTGGAGAGAGGAATATAAGAGTTACACTAGTAACAAGAAAGAACTTGATCTCCTAGAAAATGGTCCAAGAAGTTTGGCACAATCATGGCATATGCAGGCCATGTATAATAAGTGGAAACGTATCAAAGGTATTACCGATGACAACTCCTAACTGGCAACACCATTCCAAGAAGGAACAGAAACCCACTCTCAAACCACAGGCGATGAGAGCACGTAAGGAAGCACTTAGACAGTTTAAGAAGCAGCACATGAACCCGCACAAGAGGCGGGTTTCTTCGTATTATGAGTCTATAAGAAAGAATAAAGATGCCTGTTTCATATGAAATTAAGGTCAAAAATTTTGTTCAACTAAATATTTAAAAATAATCTGCTCACCATGAACTCCAAAGATTTAAGAAATATCGATCAAGCATACTCTTCCATATATGAAGAGCAGATTGAAGCCGGACAGCACCCCGGCAAGAGTCCTGATAAACGCACCAGAGACAAGTTTGAAACTCAGTCTAGACGAGGAACTGCCCCCAAAGGTGTAGGAGTTCCTGATAAGAGTGTAGGTTATGGTCAACTCAAGCAAGATGTTGATATGTTTGAACTCGTCAAGGGTTATCTGATTGCTGAAGGTTTTGCCGAAACTGAGGAAGCCGCAGTTGCCATTATGGCTAACATGAGCGAAGAGTGGAGAAACTATATTACCGAAGGACCAGTAGGAGAATTTGCTGATGCTGCTGCAAGAACCTTAGGATCAGGTGTTGGTGCTATTGAAAGAGGAATTAAGCATGGACCTAAGTACTTAATGAAAAAAGTAAAAAATGTAAAGGGTACTTTTGATGACGCAAGAGAAAGAGCCAGGGAAAATATTCCTCCAAATATGGTCAAAGCCCCTAAAAAAGCCACAGCAAATAAACCTCCAACTAGTAGTTCTGCACCTACTGCAAGACCATATAATCAAGGCGGACCTCGCCTTCCTGGTAGAGATATGTGATCCAATTTTCAAACTGTCTACTTGGGAGGTCTTCGGACCTCCTTTTTTTGTATAATAGGTTCATACGCAACAAAGCAATGACCATTTCACAAGAAATCAAATCCCAACTTGCTAAATTGCTTGCTACTGAAGACCTGGTTGTAGAGAACAAAAATGTAGAGACCGCATGTTTCAATGTCCATACTCGTGTGTTGACTCTGCCTAACTGGCAGAATGCATCTGCTGTGGTCTATGACCTGCTGGTTGGGCATGAGGTTGGACATGCCCTGTATACTCCTGATATCGATTGGAGCGAAGACCGTAAGATTCCCCCTCAGTTTGTGAACGTTGTAGAAGATGTTCGTATTGAGAAACTGATGAAGCGTCGGTATCCTGGTCTGTCCAAATCATTCTGGGGTGGATACGGGCAACTCAGCGAAGAGGATTTCTTCCAAATTAAAGATGAAGATCTGACCCTGTTGAACTTGGCAGACAAAATTAATCTGTTTTATAAGATTGGTAACTTTGTTGATATTCCTTTTGGGAATGACGTAGAGAAAGACCTAATGAAGAGGTCCGGTGAAACTGAGACCTTTGATGAAGTTTTGGACCTGGCAGAAGAGATTTACAAGTATTGCTTGGACCAGCAAGAGAAAGAAAGTAAGATTAACTTCGACAATCACGGTATGCCTCAGGGTGGAGACAGCAGTGATCAAGGTGAAGAGGGAGAAGAGCAAGAGCAGCAATTTTCCGCTAGCGGAGAAGAGTCCGAATCATCTGGTTCTGATGAGAGTGAAGATGGCGAAATGACTGATATCAATGATCAGCAACAGAGTCTTGCTGGTGGTGATACTTCAGAACCAGAAGTTAAGACTATGAGTGCATTTGAAGATGCTGTTCGTGAGCAATTGCTTGACCCAAACAGTCGTGACAATGTATATGTTGAACTCCCTGAGTTGAATCTTGATCGAATTGTTATCCCTAACGCTGAGATTCATCAAAGGTGTGTAGAACAGTGGGCAGATGCTCCTCCTGAACTTGATGTCTTCTATTATGTTGATAAAGCATATGATAAGTTTAAGCGTAATGCTCAGAAAGAAGTCAACTATCTGGTCAAAGAGTTTGAGTGCCGTAAGTCTGCTGCTGCGTATGCTCGTGCATCAACTGCTAAGACTGGAGTTCTTGACTGTACCAAACTTCATACATACAAATATAATGAAGACCTGTTTAAGAAGGTCACAACATTTGCTGATGGTAAGAACCATGGTCTAGTGTTTGTACTTGACTGGTCAGGTTCTATGGGTCAAGTAATGCTTGATACCATGAAGCAACTCTTCAATCTCGTATGGTTCTGTAAAAAAGTTGGTATCCCTTTCGATGTCTATGCATTCACTAACGACTATCCTCGTGACGACGGGGTGGGTATTGCTGAATTATCCTACGAAAAGAAAGACGGACTAGTTCAGGTTCGTGAGTTCTTCTCAATGATGAATATCCTCACGAGTAAAGTCAAAGCAAAGGAATTGGAACAGCAGATGTTGCATATGTTCCGTATTGCATATTACTTTAGTTCTAACTGGGGAGTTCCATATGCTGTCCCTTTGGGATTGTATCTTTCGGGAACTCCTCTCAACGAAGCACTGATTACTCTAAAGCAAATCATTCCACAATTCAAGTCACAGAATAACGTAGAAAAAGTTCAATGTGTTGTCCTGACTGATGGTGAGGCACCCCCTCTTAAGTATCATAAAGAATTCATGGGTCGATTCCAACACAGCACAGAACCATATCTTGGGGTCAATGGTCTTGGGCACGATGCATTTATCCGGGATCGTAAGACAGGACACACATACTCCATGGCACAAGATTGGAATGATAATAGTAGATTCAGTCATACTGGAGTGATGTTGAATCTTCTTCGTCATCGGATGCCTTCAGTCAACTTTATTGGTATCCGTGTTCTCGCATCCCGCGATGCAAATTATTTCATCCGACAGCATGTGAACTATGATATGAATGAATTCAATAAAATTTCTAGTCAGTGGAAAAAGGACAAGTCGTTCAGTCTGAAGAATACTGGTTATCATAAGTATTTTGGATTGTCCTCCAGTGCAATGAACCAGGAAACAGAATTTGAAGTCAAAGAAGATGCTACAAAGACACAAATCAAGTCTGCCTTTGTAAAGAGTCTGAGAACTAAGAAGATGAATAAAAAGATTCTGGGTGAGTTTATTGAACTTATTGCCTAAATACCTAAAACCTTATCATTTAAAGCTATGTCTAAGTTCGGAGATCTAGTTAAGGGAAAGGAAGCACCAGCACCTGCTGCTCCTACCCCTCCTGCCCCTGTTGCGGCACCTACCCCTGCTGCCAAGGCACTGGGTGATATGTCTAAAGTTGAACTTGAAGAACTTGGTCGCACCAAGGGTGTTGAACTTGACCGCCGTAAGAGCAAGTCAAAACTGATCAAGGAACTCAAAGATATTGGGTGAACCAATCTTGCAACTGTCCGAGGGGGGTCCACAAGACCCCCTTTTTGGTCTATAATAACTTCAGTTGAAACAAACGCACAACATCATGTCTCTTTCTCCTGAGTACATCCGCACTTCACTTCAATCCATGTATGGAGAATCTGTCACTAGTGGCGATATCCGAGCATGGTGTGCTATGAATGGTGCTAACTACCAGACCGTTGCCAAGAAAATTGATGAATACAAAATTGGTCGCGGTAAGTGGAACCTGACCGTGCCCGAACAACTTGAGCAGACCTATCAAGCACCTGCTGCAATGCCTGCTGTTGAACAAAACCTTATCCCACAGAAAGATGATACCTTCGTCAAGTTTGGCAATTTTGCCGATCTTAAAAAAATTATTCAGTCCCGTCTATTCTATCCA